AGAATTAAAAAATGGTAAAGTTATTAAAATTTATCAAGAATCTGATAAGACTTACTATAAAATAATTTGTGATAAAAAATATTATTATAAACAATTAAAATCTTTAGAAATATGCAATTAAAAGATGAATTTGAATCAATTAGAATTTGGGCAAATGAAAAAGGAATTTATAATAAAGGAGATATTAAAACACAATTTTTAAAATTACAAGAGGAATCAGGTGAATTAGCAAACTCTATTTTAAAGGATAATGACATCGAATTTATAGATGCTATTGGAGATTGTGTAGTAGTTCTAACTAATTTAGCTAAATTAAAAGGATATAAAATTGAAGATTGTATCAATTCAGCTTATGAAGTTATAAAAAATAGAAAAGGTAAAATGCATAATGGAACTTTTGTAAAAGATGGAATATAATAGTAAATATTATGGAAGTCCTTTAAATTTATTTATTGCAGAAAACTGTAGAAAAGACCTTGTTGTCAATAATATTGACTTAATTATACATGATTATAAAAATAAAATTATAACTATAATTGAAAGCAAACATGAAAATGAATCAATTAAAATTGGACAAGGTCTATTATTAAAAAAAATTAGAAATTTAATACCAAAAAAAATAGAAGATTATATTATTCAAATATTAATTATTAAAGGTAATTATCCATATGAAAAAGCTAATCTTTTAAATGTTAAAGGTGAAGTTATAAAAACATTAAATAAAGATGAATTAATAAAATTTATAAATAATGAAAAAATTTAAAAATGCACAAGATGCTTTTGAATATTACTACTATAATATCATTAAAAATGGTTATATATTAGAAGATACAAAATGCTTATATAATGAAGGATTTGAAATATTGAATCCTTTAGATAATAAAATAAATACTAAATTTAGAAAATGGAATGAAAGTTATGCGATGATAGAATGGGATTGGTATATGTCTCAAAATAGAAGTGTTGAAGAGATTAAAAAAATAGCTAAAACATGGGATAAAATGCATAATGGTAATAATATTGTAAATTCTAATTATGGTTATCAATGGAATAGAAATGGGCAATTAGATTATGTAATTAATGAATTAAAAAGAAATTCTAATAGTAGAAGGGCAATTTTAACAATTTATGATGGAAAAGAACATATTGATTATAAATTTGACACTCCTTGTACATTAAATATTAGTTTTAATATATTTAATAATAAATTAAATATGAGTGTATTAATGAGGTCTAATGATTTATGGTATGGATTTTGTAATGACCAATATTGTTTTAGCAATTTACAAAAATATATTTCAGATAAATTAAATTTAGATATTGGAACTTATTTTCATTTTTCAAATAATTTACATATTTATAATAAACACTTTAAAAAATTAAATACATTATGAGCAAAGACCCAGCAGTATTATTTTATACATCAGATTTTTTAACAGGAACAATGTTAATGTCATATGAGCAAAAAGGAAAGTATATTACTTTATTATGTTTACAACATCAAAAAAATTTCCTTACAGAAAAAGATATGATTAACATATGTTCATCATATGATAAAGATATATATGATAAATTTAAAAAAGAAGGAGATACATATTTTAATGAAAGAATGAAATTTGAACATGAAAAAAGAGCTAATTTTAGTAAGTCACGTTCAAAAAATAGACTTAAAGGATTGAAAAAGAATAAATTAAATAAAAAATCATATGATAAAGATATGATTAACATATCAAATTCATATGATAATCATATGGAAAATGAAAATATAAATATTAATATTAGTAGTAATAATAGTTATAATATAGAAGATATAAAAAAATATTTTAAAGAAAAAGGATATTCAGAAATAGCAGCTCAAAAATTTTATGATTACTATTCAATTGGAAATTGGAAAGATAGTAAAGGAAAAAAAGTTAAAAATTGGAAACAAAAGGCACAAGCTGTTTGGTTTAAAGATGAAAATAAAATAGTAGATGATTCTAAAATTAAAATGGTATGGTAGTTATCGATTTAAGCACAAAAGAAAAATACGAAATTGAAATAACTAAAAATGGAGAAAATAAGATGATTTGTCCTATTTGCTCACATACAAGGAAAAAAAACACTGATAAATGTTTTAGTTTTAATTTACAAAAAAGTGCTGGAAGATGTAATCATTGTAATGTAGTTTTAGTTGAATTTAAAGAATTTAGTATTAAAAGTCAAAATATTCATTTTAAGCTTCCAAAAAATGATAACCTATATGAATATACAGAAAATTGTTTAAAGTTCTTTAGAACGCGTCTAATTAATTCTGGGACATTATTAAAACTTAAAGTATCTGAAGGAATTGAATGGATGCCAAAAAACAAGGCAGAAATACCAACTATTAAGTTTAATTATTTTAGAAATGGAGAACTAATAAATATTAAATATAGAGGTAAAAATAAGGACTTTAAATTGTATAAAGATGCAGAATTAATATTTTATAATTTGGATAGTTGCATCAATAATAAAGAAATTATAATTGTAGAAGGAGAAATTGACTGTTTAACTTTAGTAGAATGTGGTTTTGATAATGTAATTTCTGTACCAAATGGTGCAGGATTAGGTAAGTTAAATTTAGATTATTTAGATAATTGTATTGATTTCTTTACTGAAGACATGAAATTTATATTAGCTTTAGATAATGACAAACCAGGTTTAAATCTTCAAAATGAATTAGCTAGAAGATTAGGATATGAAAATTGTTCTATAGTATTATTTAAAGATTGTAAAGATGCAAATGAATGTTTAATAAAATATGGTAAAGAATCAATTATAGAATGTATTAATAATAAAAAAGAATTTCCAATTATTGGTGTATTTAATGCGTATGATATTGAAAAAAATATTTATGATTATTATTATAATGGTTTACCACATGGTGCTGGTATTGGAATGTCTGAATTTGATATGTTTTTAAGATTTCAAGAAGGTTATCTAACAACTATTACAGGTATTCCTGGACATGGCAAATCAGAATTTTTAGATTTTATTTTATGTAGATTAAATATTAGTCATGATTGGAAAGTAGGTTTATATTCACCTGAAAATCACCCTTTAGAATTACATTTTAGTAAATTTGCTGAAAAAATTTCTGGTAAGTCTTTTGAAGGAAATAATAAAATAAATGAAGATGAATTAAAGCAAATGATTGATTATCATGCAAATAACTTTTATTTTATAAATCCTGAATCTGATTTTAAATTAGATAATATTTTAGATTCTGTTAGGCAATTAGTTAGAAAAAAAGGAATAAAAGCTTTTGTTATTGATGCTTGGAACAAATTAGAACATCAATATACTAATAATGAAACTCAATATATTTCTCAACAATTAGATAAAATAGTTATGTTTTGTGAGAAAAATAAAGTTCATTGTTTTTTAGTTGCACATCCTACAAAAATACAAAAAGATAAAACTACTGGATTATACGAAATTCCTAATTTATATTCTATTTCTGGTTCTGCTAATTTTTATAATAAAACAGCAAATGGAATAACTGTATATAGAAATTTTGAAACAGGTATTTCTGAAATATATATACAAAAAGTTAAATTTAAACATTGGGGACAAACTGGTTGTATACATTTATCATGGGATAAAATAAATGGTAGATATTATAAAGGACATCCTGATTATTCTAATTGGATTAGAATGGATAAAAAATTAGAAAATAATATAGATTTTTTAAATGTTGATGAAAATTATCCATTTTAAAATAAATTTTTAAATATTATTAAAATTTTGTAATATTGTAATTGTGATAATTGATTATATTATAAATAATCCAAAATACATTAATGTTTGTAAGAAAATTACATATACTTTATGGCAAGACTTATGGCAGGAATCAGTATTAGAAATACTTAAAATAGATAAAAACAAACTACATGATGCGTATATTAATCACTATTTGGATTTTTACATTATTAAAATTATTACAGGTGTTTGGAGGAATAGAGGAAGAGTAAAGTCTTATAAATCAGGAACTACATCGCCATTATATTACTTTACTAATTATAATAAAGATGAATTTAATGACCCAATATATTACGAAATAAACAAGGATTGTAATACTCAAGTAAAGTTTTTAGAGAATATTTATCATGATGAAATAGATACATTCTATATTAAAGCCAAGCAAATAATAATAAATGACTGTAATAGTGAGGACATGGATGTAAGATATAGAGCAAGAGTATTTAATTATTGTAATGGAAATCCTGCTGAATTAGAAATAAATGGTTATGCTATTTGTAAGAATGCAAGAGAGTTCTCAATAAGTTCTGGAATAAAATATGGTGCATTACTTAAAGCTTGTAATGAATATAAACAAACTTTAAAAGATAAATTAAAACATGTAGTATATGAATGACAATGAGAAAATAGTTACTATTCATATTGATGAGTATAATAGATTATTAAGATATATTTATTATTTGCAACAAA